CTGCTGGAACAAGTGGTGATGGATATATTTGGAAATATCTTTATACAATTAAACCATCTGAAATTGTAAAATTTGATTCTATTGAATTTATTCCTGTTCCAGAAGATTGGGGAACAGTTGGAGAAAGCATTTCGACCAAAAATAATGCTATCAATGGAAAAGTACAAATTTTAACTATAACTAATAGAGGTTCTGGTTATAATCCAATTTCAAAAACATTTACAAATATTCCAATTCTTGGTGATGGGTCTGGAGGAAAAGCAACTGTTGTTGTCGATTCTTTTGGAAAAGTTTCTGATGCTTATGTAACTGATGGTGGAATTGGTTACACTAAAGGAATTATTCAATTTGAACCAGGAGCACCAGGAATTCCAGACACATTAACAAATGCTGGAACAATTGCTAGTTTTGATGTAATTATTCCACCAAAAGGAGGTCATGGATATGATATTTATAGAGAACTTGGTGCTTATAGAGTTTTAGTTTATTCTCGTTATAATACCGACGAGACAAATCCTGATACTATTATTGGGAATGATTTTGCTAGAATTGGAATTATTAAAAATCCAACAAAAATAACAAGTGATGTTGAACCATTGGATACAGCAGAAGTAAGTGCGTTAAAAGCATTAAAATTGACTGGTGTTGCTACCACATTAACAACTTATGCAGTTGACTCAACAATTACTCAAACAATTAGTACAGGGACTATTGCAATTGGATTTGTTGCTTCATGGAACAATGTAACAGGTGTTTTGAAATACTATCAACCAGTTGGATTGGCAACAGTTGGTGTTGGATATAAAATTAATGATTTTAGTTCTACTGGTTCATCTTTGGTAATAAATGGTGCTGCCTCTGGAACACCATTAAATATTGATACTTCATTTACTGGTATTAGTACAGTAATAAATAATAGGACATATCAACTGGGAAGTAACTTTGTTGCTGGTATTGCATCTGCAGAATACAATAAAAAGTCTGGTGAAATCATTTATATTGATAACAGACCACCAATACCAAGATCAGCAAGTCAAAAAGAAGATATCAAAATCGTTTTGGAGTTCTAAAGAAAAATGCCACAGAATACTAACCTAAACGTATCTCCATATTTTGATGACTTTGATGCAAAAAAGGGTTATCAAAGAGTTTTATTTAAACCAGGAACTCCAATTCAAGCAAGGGAATTAACAACTCTCCAATCAATTTTACAAAATCAAGTTGAAAAGTTTGGAAAACACTTCTTTAAAGAAGGTTCCATGGTTATTCCAGGTCAAATTGGATACGACTCGGAATATAGTTACGTACAAATTGATGATACGCATTTGGGAATTCCAGTATCAGCATATATTGATAAATTTGTAGGCAAAAGCATAAAAGGGGAAACGAGTGGTGTTACTGCGGTAGTAGAAAATTACATTACAAATACAGAATCAGAAAAAAATAATTATACATTATATGTAAAATATAAGAGTTCTAGTGATACAAATTTTACAAATAAAACTTTTGTTGATGGTGAAAATCTGATTTCATTAGAAGATGTGGATTATACACTATCTTCAATCAGATCAAATACATCCTTTGCTACTTCTATTATTTCTGGTTCTGTTGGCAAAGGATCTGCTGCAAAAATTGAAGAAGGTGTATATTTTATTCGTGGATTTTTTATTACTGTTCCAAAGCAAGTAGCAATTTTAGATCAATACTCAAATACTCCAACATATCGTATTGGTCTTTTGATTGATGAAGAAATTGCAGTAGCATCAAATAATTATAATGATCTGTTTGATAACGCTCAAGGATTTTCGAATTATGCTGCTCCAGGTGCTGATAGATTAAAAATTTCTACAACTTTAATTAAAAAAGAAATTGATGATTTTAACGATCAAGATTTTGTAGAATTGATGCGAGTAGAAAAAGGTGAATTGATTAAATTTGTAGATAAGACTGATTACAACTTAATCAGAGATGAATTAGCAAGAAGAACTTATGATGAGTCTGGTGATTATTATGTAAAACCTTTTGATATTTCAGTAAAAGAATCATTAAATGATAGAGTTGGAAATAATGGAGTTTATTATTCAAATCAAAAAACAAAACAAGGAAATACTCCATCAAAAGATCTTGCTTGTATTTCAATAAGTCCAGGAAAGGCTTATGTTCGTGGATATGAGATTGAAACCATTAGTAATACTATTGTAGATATAGAAAAACCAAGAACAACAGAACGATCAGAAAATGCTTCAATTCCATTTAATGTTGGAAGACAAATATTATTAAACAATGTTTATGGTTCTATTAGTGTTGGTTTAACAACACAAATAAGTCTTTATGATACTAGAACAGCAACACCAGGATCTTCTTCTGGAACAAAAATTGGAGTTGCTAGACTTTATGACTTAAAATTAAAAAATGTAGCATATTCAAATGCTTCAACTCAATTTGAAAGTTCACTCTATGATATTCAGACTTATACAACGTTAACAATTAATACTGCTTTAACACAAACTACACCAGCATATATTCAAGGAAAAAATAGTGGTGCTAAAGGATATTTGGTTAGTAATGTATCATCATCTAATACTTTAACCTTATACCAAGTTTCTGGATCATTTATAGCAAACGAGCAAATAAAAATAAATGGTTTAGATTTTTCTCGCACAATTACATCAGTAAAAGATTATTCTTTAAATGATGTTCATCAAATATATTCTCCTGGATTTACTGCTGATCCAATTTTATCAAAAACATTATCTGTTGCAGAACCAGGAACTCAATTTACTATTACATCTGGTGGTAGTGGAATTTCCACAGTAACAACTTCAAATCAAAACTTTTACGTTGGAATTAATGTAGGTGATATTGTATCATATACAAAACAAGGGGAAAGTATACCTACTTATAATAAAGTTTCTGTTGTTAGTGGTTCTTCAAAGTCTTTAACTATTGTAGCAACAACTTCTGTTTCTGGTGTTTGTTCTGGTTCTCTTCCAGGTTCAACAATTACTGTAAATGATTTTAAAGTAGTATCTTTAGATGTTTTAAATACAAAAAATGCCTTTCTATACGCACCTTTAAATAACTCAAAAGTTTCAAATTTAGATTTAACTGGTTCTGATATTACATTCAAAAAATCTTATACTATTACTGCTGGTGAATTTAGTGATGGTGCTTGGAGTGCGACATTAGAAACAGATACTTCATTAACATTTGAACCATTCGATGAAGAAGATTATAATTTAACTTTTGCTGATGGAACCGTAGCAATATTAGATGATCAAAAATTAGTTCCAAGTGGAAGAACTATATCAATCCAAAATATTACTTCAAATTCAGGTGCAGCAATATTGACTGCTACTCTTAAAAAAATAAATACAAAAACTCGCAAAAAAACATATAATAGATGCTCCAGTCTAACTATTGATAAAACTTCTTCTGGTATTTCTACAAATACAAATGGTTTGACCGTTAGTAACATTTACGGTTTAAGAGTTGAAGATGATGAAATTTCGTTAAATGTTTGTGATGTGGAATCAGTTATTGGAATTTTTGAGTCATCTTCTTCTTCATCACCAACATTGCCTTCAATTACATTAATTGGATTAAATTCAAATATTTTAAATTCAATTAAAGGTGAAAGAATAGTAGGTAAAGACACTGGAGCAGTTGCAAGTTTGGTGTCGAATGGTGGAACAAATACAATAAAATTTGTTTATTTAAATGAAAATATTTTTTCTGTTAGTGAAACAGTTACGTTTGAAGAATCTCAAATTTCTGGAATTGTTGACTCAATTCAAGTTGGTGATAAAAATATTAGAACTAACTTTATTTTAGATGAAGGACAAAGATCAGAATATCTTGATTTTTCGAGAATTATCAGAAAACCACAAATTGCTGCACCAACAAAACAGATTACAATTATCTACAATAATTATACAATAGATTCATCTGATACTGGTGATTTTGTTGGAGTAAATTCTTATGATAAAGATAGATATGAGAATGATATATCATCGGTTGATGGAATATCTTTGACCGATATTATCGATTTAAGACCAAGAGTTGCTCCATATTCTGGTACAAAATCACCATTTGAATATGAATCAAGATTATTTACTGGACAAAATTCATCTAGGAATACTTTTGCACAACATAAGGCAATAAACTTATCTTATGATTATTATTTACCAAGAATTGATAGATTATTCTTAACAAAAGAAGGATCATTTATTGTGAATAAGGGAGTTCCATCACTTCAACCCAAACTTCCAAATGGTTTAGATTCTTGCCTGGAAATAGCAACAATTCGTTTACCTGCTTATTTAAGTAATTCAGAAGATGCATCAACATCTTTAGTGCAACATAAACGATATACAATGAAAGATATTTCCAGATTGGAAGATAGACTTTCTAATGTTGAATATTATACTTCTTTATCTTTACTTGAAACTGATACTCAAAATTTAACAATAAGAGATACTACAACAAAATTGGATAGATTTAAATGTGGTTTCTTTGTTGATAATTTTAAATCCTACAATGGTGGACAAATAACAAATCCGAACTACAAAGCAAGTGTTGATACTGCTAATGGATTATTAAGACCAACACATTATACAACTTCTATAGACTTACTTTTGGGTTCTGAAGCAGTTATTGGTATAGGAACTACATCAAATCCAGATGCTGATTTACGTTTTGTTAGTGATTTGGGTTCTCCAAATATAAAGAGAGTTGGAGATGTTGTATGTTTAAATTATTCAGAAGTTGAGTATACAAAAAATCAATTTGCTACAAGAAGTGAAAATGTAAATCCATTTAATGTAATTAATTGGATTGGTTCAATTCAATTAAATCCATCGAGTGATACTTGGATTGATACAAAAAAAACTGAAAAAACTTATGATATTGAAGGGGATTATAAAACAACAACACAACAACTTGGTGTGGATAGCAATACTGGACTTTCACCAATTGATTGGAATGCTTGGGAAACTACTTGGACTGGAACTAATATTTCTGATGGTCCATCTTTGGGAAAAATAGAAACTGGAAGTACATCTTCTACAGTAAGATATGATCCAAAGAAAAATGGTCGTAGAGTAATAACTGACACAACAACAACTGTAACTGATTATATAGAATTTAAAAATCAAACAACAACGACAACAACAAAACAATCTAGACAAGGAATTCAATTTGGTGTAACTGAAAGATTTGATTCTACCAATCTTGGAGATAAAGTTGTTTCTAGAGAAATTATAACAACGATGAGGTCTAGAAATATTGAAATTATTGCTAAAAGATTGAAACCATCATCAAGAGTTTATGGATTTTTTGATAATGTTGATATGACTTTATATGTTATACCAAAATTAATTGAAGTTACAATGTCTAGTGGAACTTTTACTACTGGAGAAACAGTAATTGGATCTTTAGGTTCAAAAAGTATAAAATTTAGACTTGCAAAACAAAATCACAAATATGGTCCATATAATTCACCATCAGAAACATTTTCAACAAATCCATATTTACCAAATAATTCTTTATCTGGTGATTATTCATCAACAACTACATTATTAAATGTTGATACTGCAAGTTTAGAAATGCAATCATCATCTAGTTTTTATGGTAGTATTGCAATAAGTATGCAATTGGTTGGGCAAACCAGTAAAGCAACTGCAACTATATCTGATATAAGATTAATCGCAGATGAATCTGGAGTTTTTATTGGTTCGTTATTTATTCCCGATCCATCAGTTCCATCGACTCCATCTTTTAGAACTGGAACAAAAACTTTTGTTTTAACATCAAGTTC